ACTGAAGAACAAATACTCGCTGAGATGGAAAAGATTAGAGAGGCACAGGCACATTGGCAGAGCGCACAGGATGGCTCTTATGAGATGGCCCTGCACTACGCAGGCTACACACGCCTGAGAAATGAACTTAAAGCATTAAGGGAGGCTAAACATGACTGAATGTGTTTGGAAAAACATTTCGAGATACGAATGGAAAACGGACTGCGGGGCAAAAAAGCTGTTGTTTTGCGGATTCTGGAATGGTCTTAAATGCACTTGTGGCAAATACGCAAAAGAGGAGAAGAACACATGACTAAAGACGAAGTATTACGACTTGCATTTGAGGCGTTGCATTATTGCGAGGCGCTAAACAGTTCAGTCGAAAAGCAAAAGATGCAAGCAATCACCGCAATCAAAAAAGCACTAGCACAACCAGAGCGTGATTTTGTTGGGCTGACGGATGAGGAAGCTCGTGTCAAGTTTGAAAGCTGGCACAAAGCTGAATATGTGCAGCCGCTTGAGCGCTACGGACATACATACAAAAATATGCACGTTCGTAACCGATGGCAGGGGTGGTTAGCCGCCAACGGCATAAAGGAGAAACAAAATGACTAAAGACGAAGCCCTACGCATGGCGCTGGAGGCGTTGGAAAAACTGTTTGGTATTCCTGATATGTTGACTGGAGAAAATAGTGGCGATGTTGCTGTGTGGCGATTGGGGGGTTCATATCGGACGCAACAAGCCATCCATGCTATCAAAGAAGCACTGGCACAACCAAAGCGTGAAATTTTAGGTAATGTTGATTACATCCCGTGTTGCACAGACCAGACTTGCCCAAAATGTAAACCTCCACAATCAGAGCCTGAATGGGTTGGTCTGACGGATGAGGAGATATTTGCTGAGGTAAAGCGCATTGACCCTGACGAACAGTATTTACCCAAGGCTTTGACACAGTTTGCCCGAGCCATATTGAAAGCCGCAAAGGAGAAGAACACATGACTAAAGACGAAGCCCTACGCATTGCGCTAAAAGCAACAGGAGTAGGAATTAATCAAACAATGTTTTATCAGGGTAAAGTTATTGGGCATATTGAGACTGACAGTGACGGTGATCCACTTGGTATAGTTTACGATCCTAAAAGCGTACTATCTTGGGAAATTTACGGTTTTAATGATATTGACCAATTAGCGAAAGAAATGTTGAACCAATATAGCCTTAGAGTTTTACAAGGCACTGAAAGGAAATGAAATGAACCAACAAACAAAACCCACAAGAATTCACCAACTTGCTGAACAGGCCGGACTATTAGGTCCTAGTAGCCGAGTGGGGAATTCACACCAAGCGGCAGAAAGGTTCGCTGAGTTGATTGTTCGGGAATGTCAAGATCGTGTGGAACATTATATCAGGGATTGTGGCGAGATTGGTTCATTGCCTGATACTGTGATTAAGAAACATTTCGGAGTTGAATAATGAACGAACGAATTAAAGAACTTGCTGAACAGGTTGGTGGAGAATTTTATGAAGGATTTGCTGGAAGTACGAACTTTGTCAAATTTACAGAAGATGATTTTGAAAAGTTTGCCGAGTTGCTTGTTAAAGAATGTGCTGATGTTGCTACTCTTAACCAATATAAAGCGTTCACACCGGGTCACTATGTGAAGAAACATTTTGGAGTTGAATCATGACTAAAGACGAAGCCCTACGCTTGGCGCTGGATGCAACAGGAGAAACAGAATGAATGAAGTAAAGGCCCTGAAAATGGCGTTACGTGCCCTCAATGCAACTATGACTACACATGGAACAAAGGAAGCGATTGATGAGGCTAGACAGGAGGCGGCCAAAGCCTGCGAAGAGATATTGGATCAACCCACCTTCTGGATGAATTGCAAAACATTGGCTGATTCAATCCATTATCCGAAATGTTGGGATATTGCAGCCTATCCAACACTTGACGATGCTTTAGATGAGATGGTTGCTTGGTTTGAAATTAGCGAGTGCAGCACTTGCGAAGAAGAACTGGCACAACCAGAGCGTGAATGGATTGGGCTGACATATGAGGACATGATTGAAGTTTGGAATAAGTTATACAAAGAACGCACAGACGTAATGCCGTTGCCAACGACTTTTGCCAAAGCGGTAGAAGCCAAACTCAAGCAAAAGAACGGCTACGCCGAGGAGAAGAACACATGAACGACCAAGACTGGACACCGGAAGAAGAAGAAGCATTCAACGAGATCGAGAAGCAATCGAACCTCGGCAAGCAGATCCTCAAGGAGATCAAGCCCCAGCGTGAATGGGTTGGGCTGACAGATGATGATGAAATCCCTTGGGATGGTGTTGATGCCAAGTCTTTTGCCAAAGCCATCGAAGCCAAACTCAAGGAGAAAAATTTTGGTAAAAGTTAATGCGATGTCCTTTGCCCATCTTGTCAAAATGTTGATGGATGGGACTCGGACCGCTAGAGAGCTGGCAGAAGAAACTGGTCTTCACGTCAATACAGTCTATTCCTACACCAAAGAAATGCACAAGGTTAAAGCCGTGCATATAGCCGATTGGGAAAAGGACACGATGGGCCGAGACTGTATGCCTGTCTTCATGATCGGCAATAAACCTGACGCCAAAAGGCAAAAGGTAACCATAGCTCAAAGGGCAGCCAGCTACAGAGCCAGGAAAGCAATTGCTAAAACAAGCCTACAAAACTGGTTGGTGGAACGAACATGAACTTAAAAAATGAAATCAAACAAGAGCTGGCGACATTGAAGGAATACCTTGATGTTCTCAAGCTAAAGGTTGAAACCTATATGTTTTTGGGCAAAGAAGCCCATAAAAGAATTAAGCAAATTGACTTAAAAATCAAAGATTTAGAAAACAAAATTAAAGAATCAAATGATAACTACTGAAGAAGCAGCAAGAAAGATGAACCTGTCATCGAGGCAAATAAGGCTTATGGCAAAGTCCGGCAGGATCCTTGGAGCCAAGCTATTTGGAGGCGTATGGCTATTGCCCGATGATTTCAGTATCATCAAAGTTCGTCGTGGACGTCCCGTTCGCAACTTGATCAAGGATGAATCAAATGACTGATGAAAATACAACCCCAGTTTCGTTTTTTGAAAAAATCAAAAACCAACTGTTGGCTTCGACAATTGAAGTGCGAGAGCGATTGGCAAACCTGATCGCCACCATTCGTCAATTGTTTTAATTAGGGGCTATAAGCCCCTATTTTTACGACAGCACTTGCAGGGCAAGCTCTGCGTGTTTTCGGCGTTCCTCTAAGCCAATCGTGCCGCCGTTGATGATCTTGGTGCATCTGATGAAGTCCCAGGCTTCGGCTGGTGCGTTCAACTTGTGCGTGTCCCAAAACCAACCAGCGGTCAGGGCTGCGTATTCTGGGGTGGCAACCAATTCTGGGTTCATCACAAAATCAACGCCAAGCGCTTGACCTGCATGGTAATAACCATCGTGCCCAGTAAGCTGGACGCAACCCCTGCCACGAAAACGATACCCATCGCCTGACGCCTCATCGCGGTTTCCCATACGGCTGGCGTAAACCTTGTTGGCGATACGCTTCGGCTGACCTGCGTAAGCGTTAGCGATCTCTTGAGTTGGAAACCTTTTTTCCCACAAGCGCATCAGCGTGGCCGCCTTGTAGTTGAGATTCTCTTCCAGCGTTTTGAAGTTGCCGCACTCATGCCCACATTGCCCAATGAACATGGCTTGTTGCTTGGGCGTGGCGATGTGGAACCGCTCAAAGGTCTTGTTCAGGCCATCAACCCAGGCCGAGCTGATACCCAGTTTTTGGAGTTGATCACTGTTTAACATTGACCTTGTCCTTTACTGCTTGGTACTGGTCGATACAGGCGTTGAGGCGGGTGATGGCGAGGTCGCCTTCTGCTGCGATGGTGACAATATCTTTAAGAGCCTGTCGCTCAGGTTCGGCTCCATCTTTTGGATCTCCTCCGGCAACTCCGGCATCTGAACTGGCTTGTACACCACAGGAATTTGGGATGCGCAACTCACCAGAGTCAATGCGCTTAAAAGTATCAGTCTTCTTGGATTGAATAGCATTGCTTGCCTTTCTGAGTGCTGCGGTCTTTTCTTTAAGTGTTTGAGCCAGCTCTTCTTCCTTGGCCCTCGCCTCGGCATTCAAGCGATCAATTTCTGCCTTGTCCTCTGCCACACGGCGCTCATAACCCTTGTGGTCGGCCACATAGTAGCCCCCACCTAAAGCCAATACCACACCGCCAACTTGCATCAATAAAGCGTAAGTGGCGATCACCGGCAAGATTTTGGCAAGATAACTGACCCCATAAAGGGCAACACCGGCAATCATGGCCGCACAGGCGATGACGTAAAAAAGATCGCTGAAGAATGATAGGAACCAAGTCATTCTGATTCCTTCGCAGCAGCCCGTTCATTGGCAATTTCTTCCCGCTCGGGATGCAAATGATCTGGCGGTGTCGTGGGCGGTGGTGGCGCTCTCCACTCTTCGTCAAACACTGGATTCACGAATGTTGGCATGGCTCCGAATGCATTGTTGGCCGGAGTCATTGGAGTGAAGCCAGCCTGGGGCATCTGCGGTCCATAGCATGGCTGCATAACAGACGTTGGGTTGGTGGCCTGTTTGACCCCAGCCAAAGTACCAGCAACGCCGCCAGCCACACGTTTGCCCACAATACCGCCAATGCCACCAACAAGAAGCAAAACGATGTCGTTCAGCATCTTGGTGTAGGCTTGGTCAATTGGAGCCATTGCCTTGATCGGTTGCACCACAAAAGTGACCGAATACAAGAGGCAAATAACGATGAAGAACAGAATGCCTGTGATGGCAAGCACCACAATCGCCCAGATACGAACTTCGATGTCTTCAGCGCTTAGGCGGTGGTCCGGATGGTTGCTGAACAGATTCAACTTGCTTCTCCAGTACGGGTGCGACTAAATAGTCGGGGCACGTTTGCGTGAACAAACATTTAGGACGCTGGCACTCAGGGTCTTGGAAATGATCAAAGTCCTGGCAGGTATATCGATACCTGTCAGAGCAACCATTAATACTTAGAGTGATGAACAGGATGGCTATTTTTTTTAGCATAGTCAACGCTCTCCTGTACAAATAGAAAACCAACGTATCCCAAAACTAATACAAGAACAACTATCAAAGCGATAATAAAAAATTCTTCTTGTTCTTTTTTCTTGGCTTTGGCACGGTCTTCTGCGGCTTTGGCAGCGAATTTATCGGCTGCATCCATCTTCCCAGCACGTTCGATAATCTTGTTCCAGACATCGACTTTGCCGACTTTCATGAACTCAAGCTGGTAGTGCGCTTTGATTTCCCGAACCTTATCCAGCTCCAGCTCAATCTGCATGGCAATC